AAAATGGCTATTACTTATTTAAAACATGAAATACACGGCACTAAAATTGCCTACATGGAAGCAGAAGTAGAAGCAGATGCACAAAACGGCTGGATAGAGTATAATCCTGATACGCCTGCTGAACCGACAGTAGTTGCGGCTCCCGTCAATGAACTGGAAGTTAAACGACGTAGAAAAGAATAAGGAGCCTTAATATGGCAACGGCTGGCGATCAAATTAATGGAGCGTTACGATTACTTGGCATTTTAGCCGAAGGCGAAACTCCATCTGCAGAAACATCACAAGATGCGTTGACTGCATTAAATCAAATGATAGATAGCTGGAATACAGAACGTCTAGCCGTATTCAGTACGCAAGACCAAGTATTCTCATGGCCACCTAACGTATTATCAAGAACATTAGGCCCTACAGGAGATTTTGTAGGCAATCGACCAATATTACTAGAAGATTCATCATACTTTAAAGACCCGTCAAACGGCATCTCTTTTGGTATCAAGTTTCTTAACCAACAACAATACAATGGTATTGCGGTTAAGACAGTAACATCTACTTACCCACAAGTTATATGGGTAAACATGACCGACCCCAACGTTGAAATGTACGTCTATCCAAAACCTACTAAGGTATTGGAATGGCATTTTGTATCTGTTGAAGAAATAACGCAACCAGCTACATTAGCGACAGAGTTGTTTTTTCCACCAGGCTACTTACGTGCCTTTAAATATAACTTAGCTTGCGAGATAGCACCTGAGTTTGGCGTAGAGCCAAGCGCACAAGTTTCACGCATTGCAATGGCATCTAAGCGTAACTTAAAACGTATCAACAATCCTGACGATATTATGAGCTTGCCTTACAGCATTGTAGGTACTCGTCAACGCTACAACATTTTTGCAGGGAACTATTAACATGACCGATATAGCCATTTCAGCACTACCCGTTGCAACATCTACAACGGGTGCAGATTTACTGCCTATTGTTCAAAGCGGCGTAACTAAACAACTTACTAATACAAGGTTGTTTACTAACGCTACGCTTACTACGCCGATACTAGGTACACCCCAATCAGGTACGTTAACTAACTGTACAGGGTTGCCAGTAGCATCTGGTGTTAGTGGGCTTGGTGCAAACGTTGCAACTTTTTTAGCTACACCAACAAGCGCAAATTTAGCCTCTGCAGTAACAGGTGAAACAGGATCAGGTGCGCTAGTGTTTGCAACATCACCTACATTGGTTACGCCTACGTTAGGCACCGTAGCAAGCGGTAATATTTCAGCATGTACCTCAACAAGCATGGTGTTAACTACCCCAGTCTTAGGTACGCCAGCTAGTGGCGTGTTAGATAATTGTACTGGTAGTCCTACGTTTACTAACATTAAATTTTCAGGGCTAGAAGTAGTTACAGCCCCAGCCCCAACTATTGCAAGCGCTACAACTATTGCGCCAACTAAACCAATTACATTTATTAGTGGTACTACTGCAATAGTGACTATAACTCCGCCAACCGCAATTTTGTCAGGTGGCGGTACAATTACTTTTATTCCTACAGGCGCATTTACATGGACCGCAGCGGATAACATTGCGATAGCAGGCACAGCAGTCGTTAGCAGAGCGTTAAGTTTGACTTACGACGTAACAACCACTAAATGGTATCCTTCATACGTATAAAATATGAAAACACCTATCCTCGGACAATCTTATGTAGCGCGAAGCATTAATGCTGCGGATAACCGCATGATTAATCTATTCCCTGAAGCTACGCCTGAAAATGGGTTAGAAATAGGCTATCTTAATCGTGCGCCTGGACTAACAACACTATGCACCGTAGGGTCAGGCCCTATTAGAGGCTTGTGGGCGCATCAAACAAACGGTACAGATGCGTACTGCGTATCAGGTACAGGTTTTTATAAAATAAATACAGACTACACGTCAACGTATATTGGTGAAGTGTTAGGAACAGGGCCAGTCACATTTGCTGACAACGGTACACAGATATTTATTGCCGCTAATCCGTTAGGTTACATCTACAACGAAGTAACTAACGTATTTGCTAAGATTACTGATCCTGACTTTACAGGCGCAGGAACCGTATGTTATTTAGACGGATACTTTGTATACAACGAACCTAACAGCCAAAAAATATGGATTACTCAACTTCTTGACGGCACGTCAGTAGACCCGCTAGACTTTGCAAGTGCTGAAGGTTCACCTGACGGTGTAGTTGCCCTTAACACTATTCATCGTGAACTATGGGTGTTTGGCACCGATACAACTGAAGTATGGTATGATTCAGGTGCAACAGACTTTCCGCTAATCCCTATTCAAGGTGCGTTTAACGAGACTGGCTGTCTTGCGCCATATTCAGTAGCCAAGCTAGATAACTCTCTTTTTTGGCTTGGTAACGACCCTCGCGGGTTTGGCGTAGTGTTTAGGTCTAACGGCTACGCAGCGCAACGTGTATCAACACATGCAGTAGAGTATGCAATACAGAACTATGGCACTATATCAGACGCTGTAGCGTACACATACCAACAAGAAGGCCATGCCTTCTATGTGATTAGTTTTCCTACCGCAAACGCCACATGGGTGTATGACGTAGCGACAGGATCATGGCACGAACGTGCTAGTTTGATTAATGGCGAGTTTGCACGTCACCGTTCAAATTGTCAATGTAACTTCCAATCTACAACGTTAATTGGCGATTACGTAAACGGCAACATCTATAAGTTTGACCTAGATGTTTATGCAGATAATGGCGAAATACAAAAATGGTTGCGTTCTTGGAGAGCGTTACCTAGCGGTCAGAACAACTTAAAGCGTACAGCACAGCACAGTCTACAGCTAGAAATTGAGTCAGGCGTGGGACTTAATCTTTACCCTGCTTACGAATCAGAACAACTAGATACTGAAGCTGGGTTAAACTTAATAACTGAAGCTGGTGAAAATTTAGTTACATCTGCATATCCTGAAGCGCCAGGCTACACACCGCAAGCCATGTTAAGATGGTCCGATGATGGCGGACATACGTGGTCTAACGAACATTGGAAGTCAATGGGTAAGATAGGTGAGTATGGCTACCGTAACATTTGGCGTCGTCTAGGGATGACGCAAAAGCTACGTGATCGCGTGTATGAAGTGTCAGGAACTGATCCAGTTAAAGTAGCTATTATGGGTGCGGAGTTAATCCTAAATGGCACAAACGCTTAACTACACTCGGATACCTGCGCCTAGAGTTTCGCTTGTAGACCCACAGACAGGTGTTGTGGCTAATGAATGGTTTAGGTTTTTTAATAACCTATACACGATAGCGTACTCAGGAGCTAACACGACTACGCCAGGCACATACGGGTCCGCTACAAACGCAGCACAAATAACGATAAACGAGTTTGGCGGTATTACAGCATTAACTAATGTACCAATAGCGATTGACGCTACGCAGATTGTTAGCGGTAACATTAATACCGCCCGTATTCAAGGCGCATACACAGGCATTACAGGCGTAGGTACACTAACACTAGGTACGTGGAACGCAACGCCAATTACAACAACTTATGGTGGTACAGGGCTAACAAGTTATGCAGTAGGCGATTTAAGCTATTACGCGGCAGGCACAGCTTTAAGTAAACTAGCCATAGGGTCAAGCACCTTTATGCTTACTTCTAGCGGTACAGCCCCACAATGGACTGACCCAGCCATAATAACCGTAGGTAAAGCAACTAATCTTGTTGGCGGTGCAGCTAATCGTATTGCGTATCAGACTGCTGTAGATACCACTAGCTTTATCGCTGCGCCTACCGTTTCAAGCACATATTTAACTTGGGATGGCACTGCGATACAATGGGCGGCTGTCCCCTCTAGTATGGTTTACCCTAGTGCAGGAATTCCTAACTCTACGGGTAGCGCATGGGGTACATCTTATGGCGTTACAGGCTCAGGTAGTGTTGTACTATCAGCAAGCCCAACAATTACGGGTACATTATCCGCAACAGATATTACCGCTACAGGTACTATTAATGGCGCATATACTCTTACAAGCACGTTAACTGCAATTCCAGCACTTGCAACAAGAACAATAACCGTAACTTTTCCTAACACATCAGGGATTGCCAATTTATCATTTGGGTTTTATGTAAATGGCGGTAATGGATATGCTTCCAAACAACACTTTGTAGCTGGTCTTTTTTCAGTAAGTAGTTTGTATAATGTTGCTGAAATTGTAAGTCAAACAACAGCACCTACATTTGGTGCTATTACTTTAAATAACTTTAACTATACATTTACAGTTACTAACATAAATGCTACAAACACTATTAATGTATTTTATTCGTATTCGGCTTCAGCAGCAATAACAGTCACCATAGTTTAATAAAACAGGAAAAAATTATGACTACTTTAATACCAAAATTTAAACAAAACTATGCTGGGGCAGTTAATCGACCCATTAGTGAAAAATTAGCGCAACTACCTAATCAAGGTGATTTTGCTGACTTTGCCTCAATGGAAGCCTATGCAGCTACGTTAACCTCACCTAGTGATCTAGCGGTGAAACTTGAAACAAGTGTAAGAACACTTGTAGATAAGTTAAGTGAATTTGTATCGGTAAAAGATTACGGTGCTAAAGGTGACGGATCAACTGATGATACCGCCGCAATTCAAGCCGCGTTAAATACTGGCAAAACAATCTATCTACCTGCTGGCACCTATAACATTTCAGCTACCTTAACTCCAGCAGATACATCTTCTTTAGTAGGAGATGGCCCTGCGGTAACTGCCTTAAACTATACCGCTAACGTTCATGGATTTACGTTCCCAAAACAATCATCGTCCAGAAAGCAAAAAATATTTAGCGGCTTTAGTGTGCAAACTACAGCAAGTGTAACCTCTGCTAAGTATGCTTTTTATTTCCAAGGTACTGATGTAACGCTACCTACTACTACTTATTGTTTAGGGTATACCTTTAGAGATATTCAAATTAATAGTGGGACAAATCAATTTGCTGGTGGCTTCCGTATTAAAGATGCGTTTAGAACGCTAATTAATAATGTTGGCATGACTTCAGGAGATATAGGCGTAAATATAGAAGGACAAACTGTTCAAGCCTCAATTACTAATTTTACTATAAATGGCGACGGCGCAACACAACAGTTTGGTTCTTCATCATTTCAAACTTGCGGGATAGTTTCAAAAGAAAGCACAGCTTATTTTGGTGGCGCAACAAACGTTCCTGAAGGAATTTATGTTTTAAACTCTAATTTTGTAGGGTGTGTAAACGGATTTTATGGTGGTGCGTTAAATATTGTCGTAGAAAATTGTGAGTTTGATTTATATTCAGGTGCTTTTGGTGCATATTTAGTTAATTATGGCTCACCAGTAATATTTAGAAATAACTGGATTAGTCCTTTGCCTGGCAATAGCACTAATGGCATACCAGGATCATCGTCAGGTGTTCTAGGTATTTGGACTAGAACTAACACTTTCAATACCGAATCAACATTAATTGATGGCAACACTATTTTTGCATCCCAAGCGGCTGCATCTTTACCTAATGGCGGTCAAGCTATCTGCGTAGGGGACTCTAACACTAGCCCGTTTATTACAACTAAAGGTGTGGTTATAAGTAATAACCTTATTTATAGCGGTACTTCAGGAACATCAAGATGGACTAACGGTATTCAAGTTGATAGATGCCAAAGTGCTAGAATTTTAAATAATACTATTTATAGTGACGGTACAAATAGCTGCTGTACGACTACAGCAATTAACGCTACGTTTCAAGTCTATACTGTATGTACAGGAAATTCTTGCGTAAATGGCACAATTATTTTTTCATGCTTTGTAGCAGTAGGGTTTGGTAATTTCTCAGATAATCAATGTACTACGTTTACTAACTCTAGCGCGGCACCTTATGTTGTTGGAAATTGGAACTTAGTCCGAAACTTGCCAGGGATTTAACATGGAAAAACTAATAGCATTACTATCAAGCCCTCGTATTCCAGTCCCTTTGGATAAGCAAGCGCATTTTAATTCAGGCGGTATCTTGGCGCTTATAGCATACTTTTTTATTGGTTACTACGCTTTATTGTTAGTAATGGTGGTAGCTTTTGCAAAAGAGTGGTATGATTATCAGCATCCAACAATCCATACTTGCGATTTTTATGATTGGTTAGCCACGGTACTAGGCGCAGTTGTTACGTTAGGAGTTATATATGTCTGTTAGTTTATCACCGTTAGGCGGCGCAGGATGGCAATTCTTTACTGATAACGGTGTCCCGTTAGTAGGTGGCCTATTGTACACTTATCTAGCAGGGACAACAACGCCTGCCGTGACGTACACATCGTCAACAGGCGTGACTCCAAACTCAAACCCTATCGTGCTAAACGCAGCAGGTAGACCGCCATACGAGATATGGCTAGACAGCCTTAATTCATACAAGCTAGTATTAAAGACATCGACAGGCACTCAAATTTGGGTGATGGATAACATCACAGGACTACCTGCCGCTAGATCACAAAACTATCAAACAGCAACAGCAGATCAGACCGCGTTTACTGTAGGCTTTACATACACGCCAGGTAATAACAGTCTAAACGTGTTGGTTAACGGTAGCAAACAAGTTGTAACGCTGAACTACACAGAGACTAACTCAACGACAGTTACGTTCTTGACTGGCCTTAACGTAGGCGACATAGTGGAATTTATCCAGTAATGACACAGCAATTAGCTACATCGATGCAAGAAAAAGTGAAGGCATTAGAGGAAGATTTAATAAAGATGCCTCAAGCAGCAATACAAACGTTACACAAGTTTATGCCGAACATATACGAACGTACAATACGTATTCCTGCATGGACTGTGTTGACTGGCGCAGAACATAGAACGCCATATAAAGTAAGGCTTGACAAAGGTACAATAGCAGTCAATACCGATGATGGAATTAAAATATTGACTGCACCGTTTGAGTTTGACGCACCTGCAGGTGTACAGCGAGTAGGCCGCGTGTTTGAAGATGAAGTTGTTTGGACTGACATATATGACAACCCAGACAACTGCACCGACATCGCAGAACTAGAAGCTAGACTGTATGTCGTACCCAATTGCGGGCTAGGCGAGAATAGAGTAGCGTTACAGATACAAGCTGATCGAGATGACTACGCACTATTTATCTCTCAGTTAGGCGTAACACAAGACGTGATGGATGAGATTGTCACCAACACTACAGACTTGGTTGAGATGCCTAAAGAGTATGCGGTTGAACTGCGAGACTCTAGCATCCACGGCAAAGGTCTATTTGCACTAAAGTTTTTTGAAGAAGGCGATGTTGTGTGTGCAGGCAGATTAGATGGCAAAAGAACGCCAGGTGGCAGATACATTAATCATTCTTTTAACAGTAACATTACGCCAATAAAAATAGGCGATGATATTTTTGCAGTAGCTAAACGTAAGATTTATCCCAATGAAGAGTTAGTCGTTGATTACAGAGCTTCTATGCGGGTTAACTTTGGGATTATGATTGAAGGAGAAATACCATGTCAGGATGGGTAGCAGGTGCCGTAGTAGTAGGTTCCGTAGCGGGCGGTATGATTGCAGGTGGCGCCGCAGAAGATGCAGCGGAAACCCAAGCCGCCTCAGCAGATCGTGCTGCGGCCTTACAAAATGAACAGTTCAAACAAACGCGTGCAGATCAGCTACCGTTTCTTGAAGCTGGATATAAAGGTCAAAACAAACTGTTAGACTTGCTAGGTCTTAGCGGTAACACAGGTGCGGCAGGATATGGCTCAATGGCTAGGAACTTTAGCATGTCAGATTTTGAACAAGACCCTGGTTATGCGTTCCGTTTGTCAGAAGGACAAAAAGCACTTGATCGTACTGCAGCGTCACGCGGTGGCTTGTTGTCAGGCGCTACGTTAAAAGGCGCTCAACGCTACGGGCAAGACATGGCCTCGCAAGAGTATCAAAACGCATACAACCGTTATCAGACTAATCGTGCAGGTATATTAAACCCTTTACAAAGTCTTACAGGTCAAGGCCAAACAACAGCCAATACGTTAGGTACAGCGGGGCAACAGTATGCAACTGGCGCAGGTAACGCATACATGAACGCAGGTAATGCACGTGCGTCAGGCTACGTAGGTAGCGCTAACGCGTGGAACCAAGCGATTGGCAGCGGAGTTAATGCGCTAGGTCAAGGCTTATCAAACTATTATGCTAGTCGACCTACGCCTAATGTGCCTGCAGTTTATAACGCAGCGCCAAATTATATTGCTTAAGGATTAAATCATGGCTATTGACGCAAGTATTGCACTACAAGGTAAGTTACCGCAACTTCAGTCGCCTAATGAGCTGATGGCTAATGCGTATGCTTTAAAACAAACGCAAATGGCTAATCAACTTGGTCAGATGAAAATGGATGAATACACACGAGGCTTGGCTGAAGATTTGGAAATTAAAAATGCGTTGACTAGACTAAACCCAGCCTCACCTACCTATAAACAAGACCGATATAATGCTTTTGCATTGAAAGGCCCTGAAGGGCTAAAAACTTTATCTGCAATTGAAAAAGAAGAAGCGGCAACGGGTGAGACCACATTAAAATCAAAAGGCCAAAAAGTATCTAATGCAAGCGCCGCACAAGAATTTGCTAAAAAATCATACGAACAAATTTATGGTCGCACAGATGACACTAATATTGATGCGTTATACGCCGACGCCGTGGACTCGGGGCTATTCGATGAATTTGCATTGGCGGGGATGAAAAAACGTGGGGATTACTTAAAGTCTATTCCTCTTGGTCCAGTAGACCCTACAACAGGTAGACCCGACTTTAGTGCTAGACGAAAAGCTATTAATGACATGCAATTAGAAGCCAAAGATAGGATGCCTAAACCGCAATATATTAGCCAACAAAACGTAATGGTTAACGGTGTACCTACAACACGTGAACTTCAAATACTTGATGGTGTTGCTACACCTGTAGCAGGATCATCGGCAGCAACATACAATAAACCTGCTGCAAACGTAAACGTAACTACAAATTTACCTGCGCAAGAAAAAGAATTTGAAAAAGAATTAGGTAAAGGTCAAGCCAAGAAAGCTTTAGAAGATAAAGCCAAAGCGGAAGATGCAGCTCAAATTCTTGCGACTAACCAAGTGGCTAAAACTTTACTAGATAAAGGTATGATTACAGGGACTGGCGCAGACTTTTTCGTTGGCTTTAATAAAGCGCTTAATAAAGCTGGCATTGACTTTGGTTATGCTGATGCTGCCGCAAACTCACAAGCTTACGGTGGTTTAATGGCTACAAATACTGCTAAATTAATTAAAAACTTCGGTGCGGGTACGGGCTTGTCAGATGCCGATAGAGCGTACGCATTGAAAGCCGCTGCAGGTGATATCAATATGGATGAAAAAGCAATCCGTAGACTTATTGATATTAATAATAGAGCAGCACAAAACGCTATTAACTTACATAACAAAAATGTAGCTAACATTAAAACTAACATACCTCTATCAGTAAACCCTGCAGATTATAGCGCAGGTATTCCTGAAGGCCGTTCGACTACATCTGCTAAACGTGGTCAACAATCCTTAGACGACATTTTTAAATCAAGGTAAATTATGGCAGATAAATATCGCGATCAGGTTAATACAGCTCGCCGTGCAGGGTATACTGACGCGGAGATTATAGATCACCTAAAAGGTAAAGACGCTAAAGTTGCTACGGCGTTAGATCAAGGCTATACGGCGGATGAAATCTTATCGCATATTGCACCTATGCCAACTATGGGTGAAAAGCTTACTAGAGCCACAGGTATTACACTTGGTGGTATGGCTCCATCTGCCATAGGTGCAGGCGCTGGTGCATTGTTAGGTACGTTAGGTGGCCCTGCCGCACCTATTACAGTTCCAGCAGGTGCATTAATTGGCTCTTTAGGCGTACCTGTAAGTGATGCCGCCATACAAGCGTACAATGCGCTTGCAGGTAAAAATGTACCTATGTTATCTGAAACAATTAAAAATAAACTTGGTACACCTAAGCCTGAAACAACAGGTGAACGTATGGTAGACATAGCTTCAAGTGCATTATCACCAGCAGGGATTGAACCTGCCGCAGCTAGTTTAGTTAAAGGCGCGCCCAACATGTTAGGTCGTGCAGGTACTGAGTTTAGCCGTGCGCCTCTATCACAATTAGTTACTGCACCAACAACAGGTGCGCTTGCACAAGGCGTAACTGAATCGTCAGGCAATCCTCTACTAGGTCTTGCAACTGGCGTAGCGGCAGGTACAGCAGGTAACATCCGCGCACCTAAACGTTTAGAAGCGCCTTCAGCAGAAGTATTAGATGCTAGATCAAAAGCAAACTACGACATATTAGACCAGTCAGGTTTCCAATTAAACAATGATAACTTTAAGTCACATTTTGAAAATGTACCTGCCAAACTTCGCGCAGACATAGGCTATGTTGAAGGTGCATACCCTAAAATTGACGTAGCAATCAGAGAATTAAACGCAGATAAACCTAAAGATGTAGCTGAGTTATCTGCACTTCGTAAGATTATTGGCGCAGCTAAAGGTAGTTCTGATGCGCAAGAAAGAAAAATAGCTGCTCAACTAATGGATACATTTGATGAGTATGTGTTAAACGTGCCTTCAAACGCCATCGTTAGTGGAGATAAAAGAGCGGTTGAAGCTTGGAAAATTGCGCGTGAAGATTATTCACGTGTGAAAAAAGGTGAGATTTTTACTGACATACTTGAGAAAGCAGAGTTATCTCAAGGTGATAAAGGTAAAGCAATTGCTAGTCAAATTTCTGCGCTTGCTAAGAACGATAAAAAGATGCGTTTGTTTTCACCAGCAGAACAAGAAGAGATTAAAAAAGTTGCTAAAGGCGGCGCTATTCAGTCCTTGCTTAACACCGCAGCTAAATTTACGCCAATGACACCTGCAGCCGCTATCTTTACTGCAGTCAATCCATGGGGCGCGTATACTGCTGCAGGCGGTATGGCAGCTAAATCTTTAGCTACATCAAGACAAGAACGTCAAGCTAATAACTTAGCTGAAGTAATGCGCGCAGGTTTAGGTAGTCGCCCACCTATTATTGAAGGCGCAATCCGTAACTTACCTGTAACTACATATCGACAAGCAACTAACGCATTAAATGTAAACGCCAACCAAAACGCATTAGCACAATAGGACTTTATCATGGACGATCAAACAACGCGACTGAATAGAATTGAAGAGAAGCTGGACAAAGTAGGCGAGGCAATCATCTCTTTAGCACGTATGGAAGAACGCATGATTACCTTATTCAGACGCATGGATAACTATGATCAAAACCAAACTGCAATCGAAGGTAGAGTGAACAAGATTGAAGTTGCACACGCAAGTAGCGCATGGGTTGAGCGTATCGTATGGCTGATCGTGGGTGGCCTTGTCATGGGAACTATCTATTTTGGTAAATAGCCGTAATCTGTCAGACTTACATCCTAAAGTCAAAACGCTATGTGAGCGATTCATATTTTCATGTGCAAAGCAAAACATTGACGTCATTATCACATCGACCTATCGTGACGCTGAAAGCCAAACAGCGCTCTACAATCAAGGGCGCACAACACCAGGTAAGATAGTCACTAACGCTAAGGCAGGTCAGTCGTTTCATAACTGGCGCGTAGCGTTTGACTTCTGTCCAATCGTCAACGGTAAATGCCAATGGGATAACAAAGCGCTATTTACTGCTTGCGGAATCATCGCAGAAGAGCTAGGCTTGGAATGGGCTGGACGTTGGACTGGCAAGTTTAAAGAACTAGCGCATTGTCAATACACAGGCGGATTAACTTTACAAGACTTCCAATCAGGTAAAACACTATGAAGCGTTGG